ATGATAAAATATTATAATAGAAAAACTAACAATTATGATATAGAAAAAATTGCTGGTGAAAAATATTTAAATTGGACTTATTCCTCACCTATTGGTATGAATCTTTTAGAAATCTTTATAAAAAAGAAATTTTTTTCAAAGATATATGGATTTTATTGTGATAGAAAACTAAGTAGTAAAAAAATAAATAAATTTATTAATGATTTTGAAATTGATATGTCTTTAAGTGAAAATCAACCAAATAATTTTAAATGTTTTAATGATTTTTTTACTAGAAAATTAAAAAAAGAAGCTAGACCTATAAAAGTTGATAAAAATTTATTAATATCCCCTGGTGATGGTAAAATACTTGCATATGAAAATTTAAGTCTAAATTCAGTAACTGAAGTAAAAGGAATCAATTATAGTTTTTATGAATTAATAAATAATAATTCATTAGCAAAAGAATATGATAATGGAACTTGCTTAGTTTTAAGACTATGTCCCACAGACTATCATAGATTTCATTTTATAGATAATGGTACCTGTGAAAATACTATAAAGCTAGATGGTTTTTACTATTCAGTAAATCCAATTGCATTATCTAAAATTCCTAGTCTATTTTGCAAAAACAAAAGAGAGTATGCTATTTTTCATAGTGAAAACTTTGGTGATGTAATATTTATGGAAGTTGGAGCAACCTGTGTAGGTTCTATAATACAGACTTATAAACCTAATACTAAAATTTTAAAAGGTGATGAAAAAGGGTATTTTAAATTTGGAGGATCTACAGTAATTTTATTCTTTAAAGAAAATACTATAAAAATTGATGATGATATATTAAATCAAAGCAAATTAGGATATGAAACATCTGTTATAATGGGTGAGCGTATTGCAAACAAAAAATAAAAAAGTCTTTCGATAAATCGAAAGACTTTTTATTTATGGTGCACCGGGCAGGATTCGAACCCGCGGCCAACTGGGTCGCGTCATGTAATTTTAAAATATTTTAAAGCCCTCCTAAACCCTTATAAATGCCCATTTTATTTTTTAACTAATGTTAATTCAATACTGTTTATTTTAAACTATTGGGGGCAAAAAAAGGGGCAAAATTAATTTAAAAATCTATCCAACTTTTTTAATGCCTTTCCTTTCACCCTATAAAAAGTTGCTCGTGACATTCCAACTTTCATACAAGCACTTGTTGTTGAAAGTTGACTTTCTGAAAAATATAGAAGGTTTATTACTGTTCTTTCATCTTCAGATAACACTTCTAACATAGTTTTAATTTTGTTTATTTTAAAATCTATTAAATTTATTTTTCTTTCTATTTCTAACAATTTCTTATCTTTAATAAACATGTTATTAGCAGTTTTATCAGAAATACCACTTGTTTGTACTCTTTCTGAATAATTTACAGTACCTATACTATCAATATCATTTTTGTAATACTCCAATTCCATTAATAATATTTTCTTTTCTGTTAAGTAATTTTTATAATTCAATAATTCAGTCTTAGCACACATAATATTTCTCCTTATTAGGCATAAAATTTTTCTTGAAAATATTTTTTGGGAACTCTACCAGCTATGGTTATGTAACCCATTTTTTTAAGTTCTTTATTAAGACTAGCTACTATTTTATAAGCTTTAGATTTACTTACTTGTAGCATTGTAGCTATTTCATCAACTGTATAAAACATTTATCGCGTCTCCTCTTCTTCTTAATTGCATTAAACTTTATTAAAGTTATCCTTAATTATTTTTGCTTTTTATAATTTACATAAATTGATTTTATAAAATAATCGGACTGTCCAATTCTGGCTTTTCCTAAATAATCGGACTGGGAAATTTCTCCCTCTCCTAAATAAATAACGAGTCTGCATTTTTGCAGAGTCCTCATAATTATGACTGATCAAATTTGAGCCTTCTAAAATATTAACATAATATTATTTTTAAATACATATACCACATAGAGCATTTATTTCAGATGTCTTTTTACTTATAATCACTCAAGTGGAATTCCACTTGAGTATGGGATATGCCCAACGCAATTTTGCTCTCGGCTAATTTGATTACTTAAAATTGTGTAGTCCTACTTTAGGATAACAGAAAATTGAAGGAACTTACTCAAAAAAAGAAGGTTCAAGGTTAGTTACTGCCGACATCATGTTAAAATTTAACTATAGTCACTTTCATTTATTAATGTTGCTTGAGTTTTAAGCACGTTCCCATTTTGGGTATGTGCTATCATCTTCATCAACACTTTGCCGGTAATAGGGTAGTCCGTCAGGTCGACACCCTTGCAAAGAGACATCCATTTTCTATTAGACTTTTTTGTCCAACTGTATCATTGCTATTTCTTTTGCCATATCTAACTTGATAGCGTGGTCTATATACGTAGTTTCATTTCCTTGAGCTGTTGTTCTTTTTTGTACAATAGCTATTTTTTCAACAAATAAATCTAACGTCCTCAAATTTGAGTTGTTTGAAATTTAACTATAGTTATTTTATTATGGATTATTGGTTACTCTTTTTTGAGTAACCAACTGAATATTATTAAGATGGTTCTTAAACTTAATAACAAATCCTTATCTAGTCATATGTACTATATTTCATTTGTAATAAAAAATAATTAACTATTAATTTGTATTTTTCATTTTCTTTTGTAGTTAAATCTCTATTATCAAACATGTCTTGTATAATAGCCATCATTATTAATCTAGCTTTATTTTTAAATCTTTCACTTTTAATTTTTATTTCAAAATTATCTATAGAATCCTTCAAATATCCTTCCGCATTAATTATACATAACTGCAAAAAGTTGTCTTCATCATCATAATCTACCCTTAAATATTCTTTAACCTCTTGTAATGTTATAATATTAATCACTTCCCATACACATATCTTTAGCAAAAGGGAGTGGCAAAATTGTCCACCCCTTTTATTAAGCTATTGGACACTCTACAATTTTAATAGCTTCAGTGTCGATTTGTTTAATATCCTTTCTTACAATTACTCTTACTTTAGTTGAATCGGTATCGAAACCAGCTTCTTCACTTGATTTTACTTCATATGCTTGGCGGTCAAATACAGTTACACCTTCTTCTAAATTTGTAATTATAATTGTTGTCTTATCTCCTGTATCATTATTTTTTAATAACTTTGATGATATTTCAATAATTTCTTTTCCTAAGAATTGATAACCACTTGCTAAAGTTGCATTTTCCTGCATTACAAGTCTACCATCTGTATAAGTAATACCACTTAATAAAGAATATCCATCATTATTTACTATAATTTTAAGTCCTGCTCTTATATCCGGGTCAAATGAATTAATTATATTTTGAATTTTTGTCAATGTTATAGGTTCAGTTAAAGTTTCTTTTTTTAATAATGCATTTGTAACAAGTCCGTCATCACCATTAAAACCATTTAAAATATAATAATTTGTTGTAAATACGTCCTTCTTAGCAATTTTCCTTGATAAATACCCCATAATATCAACTTGCTGATCCTTAACAAATGAATTACTTAAAGTGTAGACTTCTCTCATATCTTTAACGTCATATTTAACTTGTTTGAATTTTGGTTCTTGGCCATCTTTATTTTTATCAAATTCCCCAACGACACTCATAGGTATCATATCCTCTGATACTTCTATAGGTACAATTCCACTTTTAGAACCTACAGGCATAACATTACAATACTTTGATAAATCAACTAAACTTCTTTTCATTTCTATGATTTTATTGTGGAATTCTTCTCCTAAAAGATAACCACCGTTTTCCGCTACACTTGCACCTATTGCTCTTTTTTCTATTTCATTAATTGGTTTTCTAGCAATTATATTTCTAAATACTGTTCTTACTTCTGTGTTTTTATTATTTTTTTCTAGTATTTCAGCATTTAATGTTGAACCCCTTAATTCTCCTCTTGTCTGTTCTTCTTTTTCTATTCTTTTCATCAATGATCTTAGTTGTTCTTTATTTATTTTTTCACCATCTTCATTATCATCATTTAATAACTTATTTATTTCTTCCTTTACAACTTCAATATCTGTATTATTATTTAACATTTCTAATATCTTTTCTAATTTTTCACTCATACTTTTAACCTCACTTTTATTTTTATTTTTTGCATTTTCTAATGCTCTTGTACTAACCTTATTATCTTCATATGCTGGAAATGGGGTTGGACTTATTTCCAATAGTTCAGCTTTTAAAACTGTTCTTACTGGGTATTCTTCATCATAATTCCAACTGTCCTCTAACACGTTCATTCCAAAGCTTGTACCATCTACATCACCACGTTTTATATTTTCTAATATATCTGTTCTACTCTCTGGCATACTAATTTCGAACTTTAAACCTTCTCTAGTATCTTCTAAATTTAATGTATTACTTTTAGTGCTACCTAGAACTATATTGGTATCATGGTTCCATAGTGCTTTAACAGTGTTATATTTTAAAGCGTTCTGACTTATAATTTCATAAAATGAATTGTTTATTAATTGACTTCTTATGTTATATTTAATTATCCCTTTAACTTTATTACCACTAGTATGTAATTGAGCTTCTTTACTCCTCTGTTCCACCTTCTCCACCTCCTTTTTTATTAATTTGATATTGTTTAATATAATTTGTTGGTGCGTAATTTAAACTCATATAATGTTGATGCATTCCCTCATCATCTATAGGTTGTAATCCTTCTTTTATTCTGATTTCATTAGGGCTCAATGCTCCTATTGATTGTAATTCTTTATAATATTTAATTCTTGCGTCCGTATCTCCTCTTAATTCTTCTGACATATCAAATTTAGTAAATAAGGGTTCTTCATCCAAAAATAACTTATCATCCATTTCATTTTCTATTCCGCATAATATTGGACTTATGGTATTTTTATAATAAAGTAAATTTAAATTCTCAACATTACTAAATGTTGCTTTACTTAAATCTCCTAACATGGTACTAGGCATATTAAAAAGTCTTGCTACTTCTTCAACTGAATAAAATTTTTGTGTGTTTAAAAAGTCCATGTCTACAATATTTTTATCTATTGGGCTATGTTTTAATCCTAAATCTAAAACAGCTACTTTTTTAGCATTACTCAATCCACTATTAGCGTCCATCCATGCAGTTCTTATATTTTTTTTAGCGTCTGACGTTAATTGTGCATCTGTATATAAAATATCTCCAACAGTTGTACCGTTACCGTAAAAACTACCTAAAAACTCGTTACTCGCTCTTGCTATCCCTATGCTTTCTCTACCAATATAAACAGGGCTCTTACCCTCGTAACCATCTAAACTAATTCTTTTTAAATGGATTATATCTTTATGGCTTATTTTAAAAGCTTTGCTATTAATTGATATTTGATAATCTAACTTTGAACCATTAGGGCTTAAATTTAAACTTACACTATTAGGGTTTAATATCCATAGTGCATCTATTTTATTACCTATTCCACGATCTATCCATGCATAAGCATTACCAAAAAGCAATAAATTAACTACCATTGTTTTAAAAAAATCAAATTTTGTTATAAACGGATTTGGCTTGTTTAATAACTTATGAATATTATGATTAAATTCTTCTGTCTTTCCTTTACTTGACCTTCTATACACATTTATAGGCAATTTTGCAACACTATTGCTTATTTGGTCTACAGCTGACCATATAGCGGTCAATTCAAGGCTATTTTCTGATGTTATACCTAAGCCTGTCTTTGTATTAGGTTGAGCAACTCCAAATACTGTTTCAAAATTAATTTCTCTTTGTTCTTCTGATGTTTTTTTCTTAGCTTTATGAAATAATCCCATTTTATCCCTCCTTTACATTGAATAATTCTGTTCATAATGTCTTGATATATTTTCGCTTGAGTACGGATCATTAACCAATGCATCACATCTACTTAAAGCCATTATCATTGCAATGATTGCATCTATCTTATTTTTACTTTTTTTCTTACTATATTTAATATTTTCTGCATCATCAGTAACCGCTGTAACATTTCCACTCTGCCATGTTAAACATTTGTTATCTTGAATTATTAGCTTTCCTTCAAGAAGTAATTCTTCAAACCTTCTTATAGCTGGTGACATTGTTTTAAACCCTTGTCTAAAGTTCACTAAGCACTTAATTTCATCTTCTATATTAATCATAGTGCTTTGTAATTTCCATTCATCATATGCAACCTCCTCAAGTATATCTTTATCTTTCAATAACTCTGCTTTTACATCTTTAAGCAAAACATGGCTTGTTTTTAATTCTATTAAATCACCGTTATGAATAAATCTTTTTAATCTTTGTTGTTCTTTATCCTCAAATGTTTTAATAACACCTGTAGCAGTATATATTTGAGGGATTATAATATACTTATCTTTTATTTCATCATAATAACACTTAACATATGCTGTAAAATCCGATACCTGTCCATAATCTAATCCAGCACAACATAAACATTTATTTCTATAATCCATTTCATTAACATTTTGCAACGATTTTTTCCATAGTTGTTGGTTTATGGCATTTTCAACAATTAAAGATACATGTTGATTTAAGTACAATCGTCTGAACGCGTTCTCCCTGCTTTTTACTTGTGTCGCTCTTAATGCTAATAATTGAATGTCCTCTAGTTTTCTAAAATGTCCTAACGCTGGATTACTTTTAAAATATTGTTCCATGTCGTTTATATTACAATTTTCTTCTGCCTCGTATATCCTGTAATAAAAACTATCATCTTTAAATTCTCCATCTTCTATACCTTTAGAATAATTGTATAATTCATATTCAAGGTTGGTATCATCTTTACCGTTTGATGCAGTGGTTATTGTTATTCCTAAAGGTTCATCTAATATACCTTGACCTGTTTTAAGTTTGTCATATGCAGAATTATCTTGTAATTCATGTATTTCATCCATACAAAATGCGGCTGCACAATATGAGTCTAAATTGGAACCGTTACTTGACAAAACTCTTAACGTTATATTTTGGTCTTCTCTGTATATTTCTTTTAAACTGTCTGTTATTTTACACATCATCTTAAGCGGTGTATTTTTAATAAAGTTTTTAATTGTCTTATACAATAATCCAGCCTGTTTTGTAGTATTAGCAGTAATTATATATTCACAACCATACACAGGCTTAAAAAAGAATAAATATGTTAATATTAGCCCCACTATGAAGCTTTTACCTTGTTTACGTGGGCAGTTTATATGGGCTTCTCTAAATCTCCTTAAATCGTCTTTCTTACGTTTAACACACAAAATATCTGTACATATCTCATATTGGAACTTTAAAGGTTTTAATAATTCTCCCTTTTTACCTTTATCAAGGGGCATTTTACAAGCAAATTTATAAAATCTTAATGCTTCTTTACAGTCAAAATAATATTGTTCATTATTCCACTTTTTTTCTTGTTCTTTTATAATTTTATCTATATTAGTTATTATTTGTTTTTGAATTAATTGTTGGAATTTTGGGTTAATCATCTAACCACTTGTTAGCATCAAATTTATCTTCTTTTTCACACAATAATTCATGTAATAGCTTTAATTGAATATTAAAAGCCTTTAAACATTCTCTTAATTCTTTTCCCGCTGGATTTGCTCTTAATGTTCCAGTTACATTTTTAATATACATTCCTTCTTCTTCTAAACATTCTCTTGATTTATTTATCATATCTATTAAATTCAAACAATTGTTAAATATTAATTCTTGTTCTTTATTGTCTAATTTATCTTTATAAAAATTTTTAAACTCTATTATACTTAAAGGTTCATTTGTAAAAGTTAAAAGCTTCTTTTCTAACGTCATATCTTTCGCTTTTCCTTTCTTAATATCATATTCTCTTTTTTTATATAATCTATCATATTCATTACTATTTTGTGGCATTTCAATAACCTCCTTTTTCAAGAACGTCACTTTATAAGCTTGATTTTCTCGTGTGTAATTGGGGAAGCGGTCTAATTCTAAACCATATAAGTTTCTTTATACGGGAGTATCATTTGTCTTAATCCTAACCCCCAACCTCAATAAATCTTTTTATTAATTTTTAAAATTCTCTACAACTATATTATACCAAAAACACGAACATTAATCAATTAAATTATCAATAATGTTCGTGTTTTTATCAATATAAATAAATAATTTTAAATCTAATAGTTATTACAAACTTCTCTTATTGCATTTAGAATCTTTAATAATTCTTCTTTCTTTCTAAGATTAGTTTCTTTCTTGTATTCCTCAATCATATCAAACAATCTATTTAATACTTCTATAAATTCATTATGATTTGTAATTTCATTTTCTATTTTTAATAATTCCATTTTCAACACTCCTTATTCTCTCCAATATTTTTCTTTGAAATATTTTAATCCTTTCGGTGTTGGTTCTAACCCTATTCCTTTACACAATTCTATATACTCCATTAGTACGTATATACTCATATTTACCTCCTAGCACTATACAAATAAACCTTATTAGCGTATAATGTAAGTATGTTTCAATTCGTCGATATTTTCATTTATTGCATATTCTATATTTTGGAATATGCTTTTTTATTTAAAATCCGTTGTCGAAGTTTTTTTGTGGTATTTCTTCACCTGTAATATTTTCATACTCTTGCATTAAATAGCTCATGGCCCTACACAATTCATTGAAGTTATCAATATACTTTTCAAATAAATTAGGTTGCTGATTTGCTACTTCTTCAGCTTTTTTTATTCTCAACAAATTCCTATTCCAGCTTTCTTTAACTTCTTTCATTGTCATGCACACACATCCTTTCTTTTTCTATACACTCTGAAATTTCTTTTATTTCTTCATCAGTAATCTTCATGACTTCCAATAAAAGCAATAAAAAATTAGGCCTAACATCTCCATTAATTTCATCTAAAAACAATTCGTGCAATTGATCTTTTAAATCTATCTCTATATCTAATGCCATTGACATATCACATTTCATTTACATGCCCCCTATTTTATTTGTTCTTGAAGGTCAAGCAATTTAATTATTATTTCTTCCATATATTTTCCCCCTACTTTCATAACTTGTATAAATTTATAGTCATTTGAATATAATCTTTCTGCGTACTCGAATCAGGTACAGGATTTTTCTCCCACATATAGTCATCTAAATAAGGTCGCCCTGAACTGGGGCATCATGCTTATCTTCATTCTATCGTCGCAAAACACGACATTAGCTTTATTAGTATTCTGGAATTACATTCACCTCTATAGTTTTATTTTTGCTTTGCGGATGAGGTATGTGGTGTTTTACCACCCACCTGCAATGTTGCTTAATTGCATTAGTAGTGTCTTTATAACCTAGTGATTTAGCAATATCAATTGCTACAAAATATGGTTTATTATTTAATTCAATTGTTCTTACTTCGCCAAATTCATTACTTTGAAATACCAACATATTTTATCCCCCTTTTATATAGCTTTTTTTTCTTTGCTTATATCTTCTAACCAACTATCTAGTAGTTCTTTATTAATTAAAAATTTTTTTCCTACTTTGAAAGATGGGAAACTATTATCTCCATGAGCTAACTGTAATATTTTATCTCTTCCTATTCCGCTATATTTTGCACATTCACCTATTGTTAAAGTTGCTTTTCTCTCTTTTTTATTACGAATAGCTTCTTGAATTGCTTCCTTAATAATATCTTTTAATTCTATATTGGTTAAACCCTTAGTTATATCTAATATTTTCTCTTCCATTTAAAATACCTCACCTTCATAATTTTAAAAAGGACATTCTCCTTCTACTTCTATAAACTCATAACCTTTTGTATATCCATAGTCTTTATTTAAATCTCTATCCTGTCTATAAAACCTCTTTCGCTTCTGTGAAAAATAAAGCCCTACACCTTTTTCACAAATTTTGCCCGTTGGTCTATTTTTAAATAACATTAATGCTCCATCAAAATCATGCTTTCCTTTTTCTTTCTGTTCATCTGTGTATCTATGCATAGCTATTACATAATCTGATAAATTGGTTATGTCTCCACTACCACAAACATCATACTTAGTAACTATTGCATTTTTTTCATTTGGTTTTCTTGGGTGTGCTACAATATGAATAACTGCATTATACTTAATAGCAAATTTTTTTAAATCTCTTATAAATTGTTTCTGTGCATTTAACTCCTCACTTTCCTTACATTCAAGGTCTATAGTCATTAAATTATCTAATACAAAACATTTAACATTTTTTCTTTTAGCCAATTTATTCATGGTTTCGAGTATAGTAGTTTTTGAAGTATCAAAGTCATTAGAATATATAAACAATTTATCATTTAGATAATTCCTTATCATTTCTTTTGCTTTATCACTTGCCTTACTATATTCCCTTCCTTCCTTATTTTTCAATGAAATCATTTGATCTTTTATTACCATTGTTTGTGTTAACCAATATATTAAATTAGGCCTTGTCAATTCCCCACTAAATATGAATGTTTTAAATCCTTGGCTTATCGGTTCAGCAATACACATTTGATTTATAATTGTACTTTTACCAGCACCATTATATCCAGTTAATACATTCACACTACCTAGTACAAAACCATGTATAACCTTGTCAAAATCTTCAATGCCACTTCTAATTTTTTCAGCTTCATTTATATCAAAATCCGGTATATTCCCTATATCTTGAATATTTTCGATATCAGCTTCTTTTGCTTTCTCCAACTCTTTCAACACTGTTTCTTTACCAAATTTATATAATATTTCATTAATATCTTTAGCCTTATTACTATTTACTGTTTTAACTATATCTACGGGTATCCTTGGAGCTATCACACTCATACCCTCTATACCTGCTTTATCATTATCAAACCATAATATAATCTCCTTAAATTGTTCTAACCAACTATAATTTACCTCAACCCATTCATAAGAATTTGCCCCTGTTGGAACTGAAACTGAATTTTTATGGCCACTTTCAATTAATGCTAAGCAATCTAACTCACCTTCTGTTATAACTAAAGGTTTTGTCATATCTACTTTGTCCATATTAAATAATGTATTTATATTTGTACCAGCTTCAAACCACATTTTACAGCCCTTAGTTGCTTTACCAGCTTTTCTATATTTATTGGCTATATGCTCACCCAACTCATTCCTATATTCAAATACAATATTGTTATCATGTGCTTTTAATCCAACATATTTAGCAGTATCTTTTGAAATTTTTCTTAGTTCTAAATATGGTAATATTGCATTAATATTTTGATTATACTCTGTAGCTTTTTTAATAGCCCTTCTTTCGCTTTTAAATGGTTCGTAGTCTATATATAAGCTATAGTCCTTTATTATACTTTCAATGGCTTGTATAAAATTCATATGCTTATATTGCTGATAGTGGTCAAATATATCATAAGTTTTGCCACAACTAAAGCATTTAAATCTTTTATTTTTGTTATCAAAACTCATTGATGGATGTTTTTCATCATGTAAAAAGCATAGACATTTATTATTTTTAAAATTTAATGCTAAATCCCTTGATATATTCCCCTTAACTTCTTCACTAGAAATATTGCTTTTAATTTCATCAATAACCTCTTTAATCTCCATGTTGCCCTCCTAAATTGGCCTAAATTCTTCTTCATAATCTATATTGTTGTTGCTGAAATATTTTTCAAATTTTCCACCATCTTCATATTGAGTACAAATTAAACCAGTACCTCCTTGAATCTTTTGACCAAAAAATACTTTAAAAGGTCTTTTACGTACTGGATAATTATTATTTTTGGTTTTTTCTATAACTTGCTTATGTCTATCAATTAACTTTTTTATATCTTCTAAAGTATAGCTATTTTCTTTTATGGCTTTATCAATGGCTTTTTTATCTGCTGGAGTAAATTTTTTATGATTAATTATTCCTTTACTATTCCAGTAATTAAAAATATCAGCATATATATTATTTGTGCTTGTACTAGTAATATTTATTTTTTTAACTTCATCATAAGATAATATATTTTCCTTTTTCTTTTCTTTTCTTTTTGTACTATCATTTTGACAGTGGGTGTTACTATCATTTTGGCAGTAGGTGTTACTATCATTTTGACAGTCACTGTCATTTTGATAGTGGGTGATATAGAATTTACATCCTTTCCCTTTTATAGTCTCCTTTTTAAGAAAATTGTTTTTTTCTAATTCTTTTACATATTTATAATAATCTCTGTCAGTTGTAAAACCGCATTTGCTCTTTATTGTGGCTTTAGAAGGATAACTATATTTTTTTTGTGAATTGTAATATCTAAATATGACCAACAATAATAATTTGCCTTTTGAACTTAAATTATTATTATCTATGATTGAATTAAATTGTTCCCATCTGTCCATCTTACAACCTCCCATTGATCTGCTAAGAACATCACCCCACTTCCTAAAGAGGTACTCCTATCTAATTTTTACATTGATTATTAGCCCAATCTTGAAGCAATTCTCTATTTATAAAATATTTATTTCCTATCTTAAAAGATGGAAAATCTTCCCTCCTTAATAAATCCTCATAAAGTCTATTTCTGCCTATACCTAAAATTTTCATACATTCATTTGGAGTAATCAAAATTGTCATAACAAAACCCCCTTATTTTTTAATTAATTGTTCCACATATTCCTTTATCCAGCATCTGAATATGGTTAAATTAGTACTGGATTTACATTGAATTATAATAATTAATTTAAGAATAATTCTTCAATATTACTGTTCAAGACCTTAGCTATTGCTTTTAAAGTTTTTAATCTAATTGATTCTATATTACCCTTCTCAATTCTTACTAAAGTTACTGGTGAAATTCCAGCCTTTTTAGCTAATTGCTTTTGGGTTAATCCCATTTTTATTCTTGCAATTTTAACATTCATTAATTTACACCTCCGGTACATGAATTATAATTTCGTGTTATCTTAATAATAGCGCAATGTAATTACGTAGTCAATACTTTTTTTTAAAAAAACTGTATTAATTGTTCGTGTTATGTTATACTAGATATAAGGAGGTTGTTATATGACTATAGGTGATAATATAAAAAAATATAGAAAAATGAATAAACTTACGCAAAAGGAGTTTTCTCGAAAAATCGGAAAATCTGAGAGAATGGTTCAAAAATATGAAAACAATGAAACTAATCCACCGTTAAGTGTTATTTCGAATATAGCACAATTATTTAATGTTAAAACATCAGATATTATAAATGGTGAAACTGAAGAAGAAAGCCTTAATAATTTTTTTTCAACGTATGAAGGATTCCATGAAGAAAAAATTGATAAACTATTAAGTGAACTAATTAAAGAAATATATTTATTGAATAAGCCAAATGATCAAGAAAAATATAATAAGCTTTATGAAAGAAAATTAAATTTAATGTGTCAAATTTGGAGTGATGATTTAATTGACTATATTAAAAGTATTATAGAAATAAAAATAAAAAAAGAAAAAGACTTTAAGCTTTAAGAGGGTGATCTGATGGCTAAGACTGTATATAAGAAAAAGATAAAGAATGGTAAAGAATATTACTTTTATAGATTAAGACATAAAAACCTTTCAAAACCTAAAGATATATATGGCTCTACTGTTAAAGAGCTTGATACTAAAATAAAGGCTATAATTAATGACCTTGATAATAACATCTCTAACAACAAAGAATTTTTTGGTGTGTTTTTTAAAGATTGGTTATATAACACTCACATGACAAATAAAAAACCATCTACTAAAGAAAGATATAATAGTATATTTAAAAATTATATTGAAGATAGTCCTATATATGAATTGAAACTAAAGGATTTAACCCCATCAGATATACAAAATTATTATAATAATTTAATAGCTAAAGGTAAAAGTGTAGCAGCTATAAGAAATTTACATAAATTAATAGCTCCATCTATAAGATACGCTTGTGATAGTAATAGAATCTTAAAAGATTTTTCTAGGGCTATAGTTATTCCTAAGGATAAAGAAGATAAAAAACTTAAAAAAGTTAGTGCTGTAAAACCTTTTACTTTAAAAGAGCAACTGAAATTCATTGAAGCTATAAAGGGGAATGAATTAGAAATGCTATTTCTTACTGCTCTTGATAGTGGATTAAGACAAGGTGAGTTATTTGCTCTAACATGGAATGATATTGACTTTAATAATAAATGTATAACTGTTAATAAATCATTTAAAAGTATAAAGAATATAAAAACTAATAAGTATGAAAATATTATTCAAACACCTAAGACAGATAAGAGTATTAGAGTTGTTCCTATACCGATACATTTAATAGATAAATTAAAACAACATAAATTATCACAAAAAACCCAAAGGCTAAAAATGGCTAACTTATATAAAAATAATAATCTTGTTTTTTGTAATAAATTTGGTAAATATTTAGATAGCGGTAATGTTCTGAAGAAATTTAAAAAGATACTCAAAGATAATAAACTTGAAGTAAGAAAATTTCATGATTTAAGGCATACTTATGCTACAAGATTATTTGAATTAGGAGAAGAACCTAAAACAGTTCAAACGTTACTAGGACATAGTAATATTTCTATTACACTAGATACTTATACTCATGTACTAGATAACTTAAAAGAAAAGGCAGTAAGTAAATTAGATAATTTATATATTAACGCGGGGGCAAAATAA